ATAACCTTCACCAACTTCATCACCTAAAGAACCTTGTCCATAAGCTGAACCAATTACGGCAACAACTTCTGTTACAGCAGCAGCAGTAGTACTAAAGTCATAAGCATCAATGTGCTTAATTGTTACATCAGTAAATGCAGCACCTATTGAGCCAACAGCAGTTACTAATGCGGTAGCACCAGATTCGAAACGAATTACATCGTTTGTATTAAGCATGCAGTACTCGTCAGAAGCAACAGCACTTGAAATCTTAAGTGTTCCTACAGTTCCAACAGAAGCATTAACAGCATAAGCTACATCAACTCCAGCAGGAGCTTTGTAACGTTGCATGATTTTCCACTCGAATGAGCTTCCACCAATTACTTTTTCAGAAGCACCAAATCCTAGGCGTTCTAGTAAGTACGTCATAGAGTAGCGAGGATACAATTCAATGATTTTCTTCGCAATCTCAGGGTACTTTAGCATATTATTTACAAGGGAGTTGTCCGCTGTGTTATATGCTGGGTCATATTTTGCATTATAAACCTTCATTTTTTTTGTTTATTAGTCGTTAATAATTAATTAAACATTATTTAATTACTAAACTTACTTGGGTCAAAACCTTTCTTCGGAGCTTCAAAGCTCTTAGATGAATGATTTTTCCTAGACGGTGATGTTATACCATCTAAAATACGAGATTTTCCTTGCTCTACGCCTTGCGTTCGAACCATTTTAAAAATCTTTTCTTTGTTTCTCCATAAGAAGGCAGCCTCCGCAACATTGGCATGAGTCTCAAACACTTCTTGGGCGAAATCCCCTTTGGTTATGTAATTATATAGTTGTTTCTTATCTTTATGAGATACTTTTCCACCAAAGAACTCTTCTTTATCTTTAATAAAGCTTTGTAGTTCTTTACGTGAGTTTTTAGCACCCTCAGTCTTTTGTTGTTCAGATTCCTTTTCTTCCTTTCTAATTCTATCCTTCTCTCCGTGGATGTGCTTAGTAAGTTGTTGTCGAACTAATCCAGCTTCACGCTTTAGTAATCCAGCATCTTGTAATCTGTCAACTGTATCTGCAATATCTTCATCTTCGTATTTTGCAGCACGCATATCAGCAATAACTAAATCTTTATCATCCATTTCAAGGAATGAGTTTAGATTCTTAATTATATCGTTTTCTTGAACTGGAGGCTTCTGTAAATCTTTTATCTTAGCGATAAACTCTTCCTTACTTGTAGCTTCAACACCAGCTTCTTTACCTATTCCTTCCCAATCAAATTCAGCAGCAACCTCTTGCTCTGCGTCATCTTTAGATTCAACTTCATCCCAGTCGTCATCAGACTCCTCGGCTACCACCTCTTCTTTAGCTGGCTCTTCTACCTTTTCTTCTTCCTCTACTTGAGTTTCGTCTTCAACATCACCCCAAGAAAATCCATCTTCCTGGTTGTCAGTTGTTTCCACTTCCTTAGAGTCTTCCGTTTCCGTAGTCAAACTCTCAGCTAGACTAGTAGCGTCATCGCCAGCACCACTTAAAAATGATGTTGGGTCAAACCCTTTGTCTTGAGTTGTTTCTTTTGAGTCGCTTAAAACCTCATTAATTAATTTGCTTTCTTCTGCCATTTTGTTTGCTTTTAACTAGTTACAAAGATATTATTTTTTTTGTATACTTTTTTTGGCTTCCATGTTAGATTGGTGTTCGTTGTCTTTGTCCTTTTGTTGTGAACTAAAGTCAGACTTAACTTTCTCTAAAACAAGTTTGTTTTTCTCTCTTGTATCATCCATGTCTCTACTTGCGTCAGAAGCAATCTCCTGAGCAGCGATTCTAGCTTCTGCATTAATTTGAGCCACTTGGATTCTACCTTCAATATCCATTCTCTTAAGTTCGGTTTCTGCCTGAACTTTAGCTTGGTCAGCTTCTGCTTGTTGTTGTTGCATTTGTTGTTGTTGTTCTTGAGCACCAGCTTGTTCTTTCTTCATAGCATCTATACCCTGTTCTAATATAACTTGAGCTTCACTCATAGTATCTGCTTTCATAACCTTAAGAGCATCTAATAAAGTAATAGTACCTGATTGAAGAGCTGCTTGAGACATTTGCTGAACTTGAGTTTTAAGTGCATCATCTTTACCAGAATCACCCATAAAGATACCATAGTCATTTAAAGCTACATCAGGAAGAACGCTAAGCATCTTATATCCAGCATCTCCAAATATGAATGCTGCTTTCTTTCCACCAGCCCAAGCTATCTTCATTAAGTTAGCAAGGTCTTCCATAACCTTCTTCTTAACTATGTTATGAGAAAATACCCAACCACCAGTTGATATAGCAGACTGAGTTACAGACCTTTGCACATTACCTACATATTCATATTGTTCTACAGCACCTTCTCTTTGTGGTGATACACCTGAAACCTGACCTGCAGTCTGTTCAAGCATTACCTTAAGGTTTATAAGTTGTTGAACAGATTGAGATAATGTAAAGTCAATTTGTTGGAACTGATTAAACGGTGCAGAGTCTCCACCCTCATCACGAGAGTTTATAGGAATAATACCATCATTCTTTAAGTGGTACATAACATCTTGCATATCCATACCTAAATTTGTAGGCATCTGAGACACATCATACACTACTGCTTTACCCCCAGAACGAGCTAATGCTAATTCAATATGGTACATAACAATGTTATATAGCATTTGTATATGACTAAGAATATCCATCAAACTAGTAGACTTACCTGTAGTGTGGTTGTATATAACACCAACATAAGATAAAGAAGTACTACCAGCATCATCTACAGAACGTATTTGATTAGGTCTTCTTCTACAGTTTACTGTAATCTTTCCACCAATCATAGTCCCTTCCCATATATCATCTACATGTTTAGTTTCTATTACATCACCTTTTCTTGCTTTGTAATGTTCTCCTACAACTTTATGGAATGGGTGTTCTGGGTTGTGTTTGTTTTCTGAAACCTTTACTCTAATGGTTTTTATGGATTTCCATTCTGCAGATACCACTCTAACTTTTACATTTTTGTAATCATCTACATCTACCCAATTAAATTGACTATTCCATTTATCTATATTTTCAGAACCAGACTGACGCATATCCTCAAGTTCACGAACATCTTCGTCATCAAACTCGTTTCTATACTCATCTAATATTTCATTTACGCTTAACCATCTTTCTTCTCCTGCCCATTGAGCATCATCTAAAAAATCACTTTCTATAGACTTATCGAATACGAATGTACGTGGGTCTACCCTTCTAAAGTAAGGGTCACCATCTTTTACATATATCTTATAAAATTCCTTACCAGTTACAAGTAAATCTCTCATTCCTTCATGGAACACCTTCTTCATCTTGTACTTCTCACCTAGGTAATCTAAACCATCCTTAATAGACTCTTCTACAACTTCCTTATATTCAAATCTCATGAAATGGTCAATATCGTCAGGTATAGGGAAATCTTTATTATCCATATCCAACTCCATACCGTAGTCGTTCTCTAATTCGGAATTGATTTCATTAAGCAAGTCATTAGCTATAAGAGAAACTTTAAACTGTTCCTTTCTAATCGCTGCATCCATGTTAATAGCAAATACACTTTTATCTAAAGGTCTACTCAACTCTTCATTACATAGAAGGTCAATTTTATTTTTAGACAAAGGGTAATTCCCCATGGTTGCTGGAGATGTCATCTTATACTGCTCAGTCACATAACTGTAATCATCATAGATTAAATCACCATTGTATAACCTGTAGTTTCTAACATCCTTATCGTAACTACTGGTAGAGCCTTCAGCATTACTCTGCTCTAACTCTGCTACAATAGCTTTAATGTTTTTCTCACACCATTCTTCATTTTTTTCGCTATCTGGAACGAACTGTTTTGGAAAGTCACTCATTTTTTATTTTTTATATGGAACTAATCTTCCGTTTTCTCTTTTATAATATACAAAGCCTAAATTACTTTGTACATGTTCATCTCTTTTTACTTGCTTATCGTATAAGTCAATGTCATGTACTAAACATAAACCAAAGGCTATTGCCCTATCCGTGTTACGTAATCCGTAACTACCAAGCTCATCTAATAAATCTACAAACCAAATATCACCACAATTCTCCTCTATATAGTTCTCCATGAATTGTTCCATCACTGCTTTAGTGTGTTTATTCATTTGAAGACCGTACCTATTTCTGTTAACAGTTTTAGGTGAGTGAGCTGTTGTTGGTCTCTCTTTTAAATACTGCTTTCCACCTGCTCTTTGGAAGTATCCAATAACTCCAATACGAGTAAATTCAATCAGCATTTTCGCATTGTAATATACGGCTAATTTTAAACACCCATCCCAGAACTCTTCTGCTGTGTCTGGACGCTCTGTATACTCAGCAATAGGGTAGTTTCCAGCTATCTCCATGTTATAGAATCGCCTAAAGATAATAGCACTACCTAAAGAGGAAGTTGACGACTCATCCTGGTCATACGAATCAATTCCACCTATGTCTAAACCTTTAAGCTCAGTGTTTGGGTGTGCTAATATTTTATATGGACCATTCCTATCAAGAACAAACTTGACTTGCATTCCTTCGGCTTCCCATTCTAGTCTACCGCTTTGTATCTGACCTTGTAAATCTTCACTACTTAGTATTTCACTTCGTTGTGCGTTTATCTTTGCCACGTTAAATCTAGAGTTCTTAGTTTGTAAGAAAGCTTCTTCTACGGATAATGGGTAATTTTGTAGCTCTAGGTTGTACCCTTTCTGATTACCTGCCTTATGTAGTTGTTCTCTTCTGTCTTTAAGGGCTTTTGTAGCCCCGTCATTATCTGAAGTACCTGTCTTTATATCAAAGAATCCATGATAACACATGGAAGCGGGGATAAACATAGGTATAAGGTTAAAGGCATCAGCATTATAATACATCTCCATGAAATCCTTAGAGGCTGCCTCAATATCTCCACCCGTTCCACCAATAATAGGAACTCCATACTGGACATTCCCATCCATGAAACAAGCCTTAGATGACATATAAGCGTTAAGCAACTCTTTGAATTCCCCAGCTTCCTCAAAAACCATAACAGAAAGACGTTCACCCTTATATACTTCAGGATTACTCATCGTTCTACAGTGTATAACAGATTGAAATCCATCTACACCCCACTTACCTTCTTTGTCTTTTATTTTATAACCAGATTTAAGAACTTCCTCACCTTCTTTAAGTGTTGAGTGTCTAAAATTAGAGTTTTGATTGTTGAGTCCTGCT